GTCATGAAGCCGTCAGTACCTGCCCCAGCCAGGGTAATGGTGCCCATAGTGATCCAGTTGGAATTCGTCCCCGCCGCCGTAGCATCCTCGTTCGTCACTTCAATGATTGCAGTGGCGGCAGCAGCCGCGATTAGCTGGAAGGTAGAACCGGGAGAGGCTTTAAAGATCGCATTACCCGTTGCAGGAGCACTGGTAGTAAGAGCTGTTCCTGATACTGGCATACGATACCCAAAGCCATTACACACATGGACTTCGTTCATGGTTTCGGCTCCTTTTGAACAGGCTCAGCCCGCTTCTTCTTCACTCCAGGCAACTCCGACCCTGGCCAGACCTTCCACTTCTCTCGAAGCCCTGGCTTGCCGTCCTCTGCCCGCCCACGTTGCTCCGTGCGCCCTTCACTGTGAATTAGTTTATCCATCGTAATACCTTTCGGAAAAGAGGCCGAAGCCTCTGGAGATTACAGGCGGCCTGGGATTTCGCAAGCACAGAACAGGTAGTCGACCAGGAGAGGCCCAGCAGCTGTCCCGATGGCGGCGGAGGGGTTGAGAAGGATGGTCGAAGCAGGGAGGTTGGCCAGAGTGCCAAGGCTGCCGTTCGCTCCGAAAGTTCCTACCATCACATCGTTCACATAGATGAACAGGGTTGGATTCGCCCTGCCATCATAGTAGTAGCCGAGTTCCTGCACCGAGTTATTCGCTGCGTTAGTTGAAGTCGGGAGGGTAACAGTTGTGGTCGAGGCTGCAGCCGCCTTGATGTTGATTCGCCAAGGCAATCCAGCGGCAGCCTTTGTAAAGTACACGCCATCAGAAATGGAAGTAGGATTGCCCTTGATCGCACCGACAAGAAAGTTGGGGGCAGAGGCATTGGCGGGATTGATGATACCTGAGGAGAACCAAAACTGGCTACCATTGGCAGAGGTCGAAGCCGCATTAAAGCTAAACCCTCCAGAAGTCAGAGTATTGCCTTGAGTGCCAGATGTGCCCCAGGTCAGTGCGAGACGACCGCCCAAACCTGCGGAGATGGCGGACGAGCCAGAGCCCGAGGCTGTCACCGTCCAATCTCCTGCGGCGTAGGTGTGAAAGTCGTTGAAGTATTCCGTCAGCCCGTTGATGGTAACATCGGGGATGGGCAGGTTTCCAAAGATGGAATTGACGGCGGCGTTGGTAACGCCATTCTTAAAGCGGGTGGGAGTTCCCATTGTGCTGCTCCTTTACGTTACAGGTAACGTGACTGGTAGGCCACGTAAAGTTGTTTCAGGCGGGGGAGGGGTTGCATGGCCGTATAACGGTAAGGATATACGGACACACAATTACCCCTTACGGACCATTAACCCCATAGACTGCCCGCGGATCGACGAAGCCGCAGCTGTACCGCTCGTAGCCCAGTGACTTGGCGTTCTTGGTGTCGAAGTCCTTGTCCTGGTCGAACGAAATGGGCTCACGCTGCAGGAAGACCATGCCCTTGCCTCGCTCGATATTGGAACGAACGAACCAGGCTTGCGGTGCGGTGAAGTAATGGTTGAGCTTGATACCGCCGGGGAAGGCGCCAGTTGCCCGCAGAACGTTGATGTCATTGTTCGCGTTGCCCGCCTGATAAACCGAGTGCAAAATGCGATTGGCGTTGAACCAGTTCTGCGGCGCGATGTGCAGACTTTTCGGCATCAGGTTGATGAGCAGACCACGATCATCGGTAGCTTGCATCATCAGGATGAGGAGGTCTTCCAGGGAAGCTTCACTGAGGTCGGCGTCGATCGTCGGCTTGTTCTGGTACGTACCACCACTGGTATTGGGGTGGGCCGTCGAACACAGGGCCACACCATCGGCGCCAAAGTAAGCTGCCGACGAGCTGAAGGCCCGATTGTAGATATTCGCTGCCACCCGCTCCTTGGTCTGCCGGAAGGCACGAGCATTGCTGGAGGCACGAGTCTTGCTGACTTCCAGATACAAGTTGTCCTGAATCTCTTCGTGCGTGACGATGTAGCCCAGAGCATAAGCCAGGTGAACAAAGCGGGAAATCGGACCCTGAACTTCAGAGTCGTAGACAGCATCCGCGCCCTGGGCCTTCACCGGCGCAAGACCGAAGCCCGTGATCTGGACGAACTCCTCATACGCCTTGTCCGAGGTTTCGATGTCAAACAGATCAGTGTACTCCGTCTGATGATCGTCGTAAGTACGACCCCAAATTCCCTTCACCCCAGGCCACAGAAACCTGGGATGATTGGAAGTCATGATTGGACCAGCCATTTTTGAATCTCCTTGAGTAGGTTGTTAGTGGGTTAGACACCAGCCGTGTTGCCGGCCAGCTCATGCTGGTTGATCATGACGAAGATGCGAGCGTATGTGCCCGGCGAGGTCAGATCATTATCCGGGCGGAACGGCGCGCCGAGGATCTTGAGCGGCAGGGCCTGCGTGGTATCAGCCTGAGAACCCTGAGCATACGAGGCGGAGTTGAACGTCGGCACCGAAGGATCATTGGCCACGAACAGCGGACAGTTCTTGTTGAAAGCTGTGCTGGCGATCGAATCGGCTTGGATCTCGTACACTTGTCCCGGATCGTCCGTAACCCACACGAAGTAGTTTTGCGTCTTCGTTGCGGGAATACTGACGATGCCGAGGGCATTGGGGTCAGCGGCCAGGGGAACGGCCATGCCGGCGGTGCCTGCAGCAGTACCGATACCAATGATAGCTCCACGCAGACTTCCTGTAGTCATCGCAGCATTGCGAGTGCCGGCCAGAGTAACCGCCGGAGCACCGGTAAGAACATCACCACCAGCCACAGAAACAACCGCGTCCCCGATACGATAGGCATTCGTATCAGTCGAGGGGATGTAGTACAAGTTCGCCGAGCCATCCCAGCCTGCGGCGGTATTGGTCCTGACGGGCTTCAGCCCGATCGGAGTATTTGCATTTGCCATTTAGTGGCTCCTTTAAAAAGTTTGAGAGTTCATTTTGCCGTAGCGATTTTCGTTGCCACGTTCTTCTATCTTGCCGCGCCGGATGGCTTCGTCGAACTGGTCTACTGTTTTCTGGTGAAATCTCTGGTCTTCCTCGTAAAACTCCAGCTCGATTTTCATCAAATAGGCGTACATGGCCGATCCATCTTCATTGCGCCCGGCCAGAACTTTGTACTGGGTCTCGGCGCCAGACAAGCCGATTTCGGAAGGAGCTACAAAGGTATAGCCGCCGAGTTGGGCTTGCTGCAAGCGACCTGGCGAGTCATTGATGAAGTGAAGATGGTATCCAGGGATTTGCAGGGGGACATTCAACCGGGACTGCGGCACCCCAAAGGGAATGCGCTCCGGGCGACGGACCCGCTCTGCTTCATTGCGAACTTGCTCAGTCGGCTTTTGGACCGTTGGTCTAACTGTTTCCATCATGCTACTCCGAAATAGTCTTTTACGTAATCTTCTTTGGACTTCACAAGCCCCAGGCGAACGAACTTGTCGCAAGCTTCCCTGGCTTCAGCAGGGAGGTCGGCGTAGGACTTGCGGCCAGACGGAGCTGCCGAGCCTCGACCACCAGTGAGAACCTGCTGCGGGCGAGACCGAGCCTGACCGAAGAGTTCAGGAAAATCAGCCTGCACCCGCCGAGTGACTTCATCCAGAAAAGGCCGACCGACCAGCTCAGGCTGCTCAGCGCGAAGGATTTCGCTGTACCCATTCGCCAGCCCCCTCCGTTTGGGGTCCTTCTGAAACCAGTCGTTTTCCCCAAGCCAGTCTACCCACACAGGGTCCTGGGCGAGATTGGGGGCAGGCTGCGTGGGACGTCTCGGCGTAGGTGGTGGGCCAAGGGCTTCCAGCTGCTCCTCAAGCTGCACCACAGTCTCCCCGTCGTTTTCCCGAAGAGCCTGTTTGCGAGCTGCCCGAAGGTCTCTCACGGCGCGTTCGTATTCGGCCTTGACTGTTTTCTCGTGATGAGCAGAGAATTCCTGGATGGCCTGTTTCATCTCTGCAAGGGAGGCATCCCGCCGAGCCAGCTCACTGCGAAGCTTGTCCAAGTCCTTCCGAAGAAAGCCATTGATGCGCTTGCCTTCCTCCAGAAATTCTTCCGCCGTCTTCCAGCGCTCTTCCGGGCCTGTGTATTCCTCGCGCGGCCGCCAGCCGATCAGCCGGGCTTCAGCTTCTGCAGGATCTGGGGCGTCAGGCATGTTAGGGGTTTCAAGATCAGACATTGTCCCCTCCTGTATAGATTGCCTTCACATCCAGATCGTTGATGAGCCGGTACACTTCCCCGTCAGCCCCTACCCGCTCCGTACCAGCGTAACGGGCGAAGATAACCTGATCCCCTACAGCACACCATGGCTGGGCCTGATCGGAGTAGGCGGTAGGGCCTAGGGCGATGACCGTTGCCTCGGTCTGGCCCATGTGTTCCCTCGACCGCTGCGTCGCCGTCGCCAGCACAATGCCGCTCTTCGTTGTCTCTTCCACAACCTTCGGCTTGACCAGGATAACGTGGCCAGCCGGTTGGATACCTGAAGTGTTCATACCTCTTCCTTTAGTTAAAGAAATCCAGAGTCATCTCGGACATGTCCTGCAGCAAACGGCAAACGTAACTTGCCACTGTACTCTGCGTGGGATCCGTATAGACTCCATCAGCCCAGGCCGCCTGCATCTCCCTCGCCTTGTCCCCCAAGAAGTCCTTGAAGTACTTGGTTACTGGGTGGTTCAGCCATTCCTGGATTTCCTCCGCCGTCGGGGCGGGGAGTTCCCCTGCTCTGCCTTGCATCATTTACTCTTCCTTCTGATTTGTGAAGACTGTCTAAAATGAGCTGTGCTGATTTCAGCAAGCTTTCCTGATGGGCCTTCGCGGCTCCGATTTGAGCTTCGAGCAGGGCAATTTCGTGCCCCGATTTCACCCCATCTGCTTGGGACAGATGGAGAACAGCCTTGGCGCGAAGCTCTTGCACCCTGGCCTGGTTGAGTTCGGCTTCCCCGAGGAGCTGGAGGGCAGCCATTTGCATTTCCATCCGCTGGGCCTGGGAGCGCTCCTGGACCTTCATCTTCTCGATTTCCAGTTTGGCGTTCGGAAGTGGCGGGACTTTATCGGGTCCAGGATAGACTGTGCGAATGTCGGAGATCTTCAAGGCTTCTAGGAAACGCCGCTCGACGGCCTGGAGGTCATAGCCCGCGGTCGTCATGGCGGATTGCTTAAGGAATTGGGCCTGCTGGATCCGCTGCATATCCGTAACCATGTTGGGATCGGCCATTGGGCAGACAGTCTTGGCGTCAGGGAGGTAATCGAGGCTGAGGATTTTCTGCCGCTCTCCCGAGGCATCATAATAGACGGTCGTGCCTTCCTGAAGATAGACCTGATTGAGATTGTACAGCTTCCGAAACTCTCCCTTCATTGCCCTGTAGAGGCGTTTGAAGATTCCGATAAAAACCTTCTGCCCTTCCGCCACAACAGTCCGAGTGGTTTCAGCGGGGGTATTCTGGCCTGGAGATATGCCGACCTGGGATTCCATCGACCCCGCTACCCTCTCGGAGTAGTCAATAAGAAGGCCGAGAAGCTGGAAAAGGACTGCAGAAGGTTCCCGCACATCAAGGGGAATGATGCTCTTTCTAAGGTCGTCCCCCAGGCTATCAACCCGTTTCCACTCGAAGGGGGAGAAGGC